CGAACGTGCATGAATCCTTATCAATATCATCAATATTGATTAGGTATGCAATATCCTTTATCCCTGCGACCATCTGTGCGCAGTTGTAAAGGATTTCAGCTGATATTTTACTGCAAGTTGCCATAATGTAGGTCTCCTTTCTTGACGTTGCCGTTAGATACCTACCTGCACCAGTTCGTCATTCAACGCTTTTGCATCGAAACTGTCGCTGACTTCAATGCGGTTGTAACGTGATTTTGGATCGTAAAAACTGTTGACGTTATCAAACAGCGTTGTACCTTCCATACCTATTACAAGGTTGCTCTTTGTGGTATAGACAATGCGGTGCGGGTTGTTAAGCTTCGTGCCATTGTTTTCATAGGCCAGTATCCATTCGTCGAACAGCGGTACGGAATACATCGGTATGCCGTCCCACTTGAGCAGTGAGAAGCCATTGCTTTGCAGTTCGATGTTCTGATAAACATAACCAGCAGCCTGAAGGGCGCGGTATGCCTTCTGGAATACGCTATGTGTGACAATCAGCAGGCGGTCAGGCTGCAAGCCAAGCACGGGCTTCGCATCGTCAATGACTGAATTGAGTGCGGCAAGTGCGTCGGCAGCTGTAAAGGCGCTGAACTGTAACGCCTGTGTTGCCTGTGCGTTTGCGCTTATGCTTGTCTTACGGGCGGGCGTCGCACCATAAATGACGGCAAGCTGGTAGAAGAAGCCGTTTATGATGTTGAAGTAATCGGGGTCAGTGCCACTTGTAAGCACACCTGCGGGACTGTCGTCAACGCAGGCAGCGCTCTGGTTGCCGAACCATGCGTGCCGTAAAATCATTTTCGGAATGTCTTTTGCGAGCAGTTCAAGCAGGAATGCAAAGTATTCGGTATTCGTGAGGTCATTCACTTCAATGCCGAGTTTACGTGCAAGCTTTGCCATGGTGCTGGCTATGTCGGTTGCGCACTGGTCAATTATGACTTCAATACGCCGCGGTTCCCACGTTTTGAGTTCTGCGGTTGCACCCAGCGTAGTGTCTGCCGTCGGGTTACAGCCCTGTGCGGCCTTTCCCATGAGGCCAAGCGTGCCAGGTACGAGTCCAATTTCCTTGTCGTTCTTTATGCCTGTTGCCGTTTCGTGGAACAGTGAAATGGTCGGTGCTTCAAGCACTGCCTTAACAAGGAGTTCATTCATCTGCCGCAGTTGGTCGGCCGAGAATGTTAATGCTGAGAGGTTAATTGTTGCTGCCATTTGTATTTACGATTTTAGTTTTTCACGTACTTCCTGCACGCGTTCTGTGTTTATTTCGCCGTCAACTGCGGCGTGGCCGCCAGAACGTGCAGCTGGCTTCCATTTATTTTTGAGGCCTTCAAGTTCAACGGCAAGCGCTGTTACTTCGGCTGTCTTTGCATCAAGCGCGGCCTTGGCGGTTGCTGTCTCGGTTGTCAGAGCGTCAGCTGCGGCAACCTTGGCCGTCAGGTCGGTCACCTGCTGTGTGAGTGCTGCGTTTTCACGTGTGAGCCTGTCAAGTTCGGTTTCCTGCTCGGCTGGCTTTATCTCGGTGATTTTGCCGTCCTGCACTGTAATAACTTCACCGCTCGCCATGGTATAAACGCCGTCGGGGCTGGCAGCGTCGCCAACGGCAGGCGCACCAGTTTCTTTATCAAGCTTGAATTTCTTGCCGTCCTTGTCAGTTAGTTCCTGACTTTTTTCTGGCAACCTTGACAGGCCAAGCGCAGTAAGCACCCGCGTGAGGGCGTCACCAACCTTGTCAAAGAATTTCTGTTCTTCCTGTGGTGTCATAGCGAAATTTGATTTTGGTTTTATGAATGCGTAAGCCTTAACGGGCTCAACTATCTTTGTTGCAAAGCCAAGCGCAAGCATGTCGTCGGCCGAAAGCTTTGTGTCTTCCTTCATGTATTCGGCCAGCTTTGCTTCGTCAGTACCAGTGCGCTGTACATAGAAGTCAAGTATTTTTTTCTCCTCGTATTGCAGACTTTCGGCCATTTTAAGCAGGTCGTCACTTGCATAAGGTTCACCAAATGGCTGGACGAACGGGTTATGTATAAGGCCGTCAGCGTTCTTGAAGAATTCCCTTTCGTCAGCAGCCAAAAAAATAACCGTCGCGATGCTGTAAACTTTGCCTTCGCCGACGGTCTTGAGCCGTTTGCCGCTATTCACCAGTAAGTCATGTATTGCCCAGCCTTCCTGAACGTCACCGCCGCGGCTGTTGATACGTACAATTATTTCGTCGGCCGCTTTATTTTCTTCGAGCCAGTTGGCGACCTTCTTTGCACTGACGGTTTCGTCATCAAGGCCGAACAGCTTTGCAAACATATCATCTTCGGCAATGTCGCCATAAATCCTGAGTGTTGCTGCCATAGCTTTGCTTTGGTTTGTAAAATTAAGTAACAAAAACGGTTCTTCGCTGTAAGTAAATTTACAGCGTGCACAATATGCCACGCCCGTGCACCACAAAGCCGCAGCCAACATCAGCGAGCGCACGCTTGAGGTTTGCAAAATGCAGCTTGATGCGTTCGCACGTGGCTGGTTTTAAGTTCGGGTGATTAACAAGGTCAACGCCATAAAGGTGCACTTCGTCAGCGTGCAGCAGCTTAAAAGCAATGACGGCCGCAACGAATGGCGAACAGTGGCTTTTAGGCAGCTGTGGTGTATCAAGCTGGCACACATAGGTCGGGTAGTAAGGCTGCAATTCAATCTTAACAAAGTCAGGGCGCAGCCCCCATATAGGCACATTCTTGTCAAAGTCAAGGTGACTATAAAATGCCATCGGACGACAGGCTTGTATCACAGCAAGGCGTTCGGGCGTGAAGCAACTAAGGCGGTCAACACAAACGACGTAAGGCGTTTGTACCCGCGACCAAATGTCATTCACGCCTATTGCAGCACTATAATTGTTGCTGTCGGCTGCATATTCTTCAAGGCTTTGGCCAAGGCCAAGCACGGCTATTTTTCCCATTGTCCTAAGATTTCTTTTTTACCATTTGCGCGGTTATTCATACGTGTGCCGCCAAAGTCATGGCGTACGTATTCGCTTGGTGTGCCTCGCCAGTTTATACCTTCGCCACTGGTGTGACCAGTCAAGCCCGCAAAGCTGCGCAGCTTATTGCTGTGGCCGCGCTTGTGCAGGTCAAGCATAGCTTTGTAAGCGGGTGCGCCATGATGCACAAACGGCGCATAACTAAAGTAATGTCGCACACTCAGCAGCATGAAGTAAGGGTGCATATATGGCACTGGTGCTGTGTGCCCGCGTTCGGGTGTGCCAAAGTCATAACCATCATGGCCTATGGCATAAATCCAGCCAACGCCGTAAGCGTCGGGCGTTAACAGGCGTTCCATTTCAGCCAGCGGGCTGCGCAGCATTTCAATGTCGCTGTCAAAGCAAAGCGCAAAGGGCGTCGGGCAACGTTCAAGCCCGTAATGCAAGCCGCGCCCGTGGCCTATGTTATAGCCAAGCTGGTAAACCATATTTGCGCCGCCCTTGAGGCTGCGCACATAAGCATAACAAGGGTCAGCGGTGTCACTGCCGTCAATGATTATCAACGGTAAGTCAGGATGAAAGCGTCTTACACTGGTGTAAGCGCGTTCAAACAGTGCCTGAGTGTTATACGTCACAACAATCCCAGTCGTCAACATAGTTACGGTAATCCTCGCCAATGAATTCTTTAAGTTTCAATAAGTTGTAATCGGGGCGCAGGTAAGTGGTAAAACGGTGTCCTGCACCTATGCCCGTACGGCCGTTCATTCCCTTTATGCCTATGGCAAGCTTTTGCGGCACACGGAACAGGTTAACGCCCGTGGTCACCAAGCGGAACAGTGCATAGTCAATGAATTTCTCACTGTAAAGCTTTGTGAATTGCGGTAAAACGGCAGGCGTGAAAAACGTCTGAAACAGACTGCTCCAAGCTGCATTCTGATTTTCGTGCCAGCGGCGGTACTGTACGTTGTAATAAACCGTGTGCGTTTCACCAGCAAGCTGGTAGCCAGCAATGCGTTCAACCATTGTCTGCAAGTAATGCGCTTTGTAATAGTCGTCGTCCTCGATGATGCCTATTGCCGTGATTTCTTCGCGGCGATATGCTTTGAGCAGTGCATTAACGGAAGCAATAAGGTTGCGCCCTTGTGTGTTTTGTCCTGCACTCCATGGCGGCCGTGGATGCACGCGCAAAATGTGCCAGCCAGCACGGAAGTCGTCAGTAATGAATTCTGTCGTCAGCGGCTGGCAATCGTCAACAATCACCCAAACGACTTCGCCAGCATAGGTCTGGCGCTGCATGTATTGCGCACAAAGCTGCATCTGTCGCGGCCGTGCGCCCGTTGGCGTAATGAGTGCAATCATATCGCAAGACGTAAGCGTTCAACAATGCGGTTAATGCCAGTCTTGAGGTCAACAGTGCAGGTGTACCCAGTAAGGGCGTTCTGTAAGGCAAGGTCAGGAAACTTGGCACGCGTCATTTTTTGCGGCAGCAGGTCTTCAATAACACGCTCGGCATAGTTCACGCCAACTGCATTACAAACCATGGCGGCAACCACTTCCATACGGTATGCGTCAGGGTGTCCGATGTTGACCGCTTCGGCATTGCAGGTTAAAAGTTTTTCAATAACAACAACGGCGTCGTCAAGGTGCATCCAGCTGCGCCACGTGTCTTTGTGCACCGTTATGCGGCCGCCCTGCAAAAGCGTGTCAGCAAAGCGTATGAGTGCACTGCGGTGCTCGCCGCGCGTTTCGTATTCATGGTAAAACATAAAAGGCCGCACAATAGTGGCGTCAAGCCCCTGCGTACGTTCATAACGCACTACCTGTTCGGCCATAAGCTTTGAGAAGCCGTAAAGGTTGTTTGGCTGCATGTCGGTGCGCTGTTCGTTGAGTGCGCCTTGCAAGTTGCCGTAAACTTCGCTTGTCGAAAACGACAGCATCCGCGCGCCTGCCATGCGGCAAAGCTGTGCGACGTTTGCCGTGCCGACCACGTTTGTAGCATACGTTATGGCGTGCGCCACTTCGCACGTAACACGGCTTACCATGGCGGCAAGGTGTATGACAACGTGCGGCTTGAAGTTTTGGAACACTGGCAGTAGGTCGCTCACGTGATTTATGTCGGCCGTCTGATAGATTGCACCAACGCCCTGTAACTGGTCAATGCAAAAAACATTATGACCGCATCTTTGCAGGTAAGGTATAAGCACACTGCCTACGTTCCCCGCCCCGCCTGTAATAAGTATTTTCATGCTGTATTTATTTGGTTAGTCCATTGTTGTAGTGTCAGTAACGACTGTTCGTATGTATAAAACGGTGCACCGCTTTGCAAATAAGTTGCGTCGTCAAAGCCGTGCAGCTTGGCACGGTTGTAAGCTTCGGTGCGCGGCAGCACCCAAAGTATATTAGCGCCACGGCGGCGTATTTTGCTTTGCCGTATGTTACGCACGGTTGCATCAATATCGCGCTGCGCGTCTTCGGGCAGACCGACAATAAACTGGCACATGGTTTGCAGCCCGTGCCGTTCGGCCGTGGCAATGCCTTGCAGCATTTTGCCTACGGTTGTGTTCTTGCGGCAGCGGTCAAGCGTGTCTTGTGAAAGGCTTTCCACACCAAGCCATACCGTATGACAGCCAGCTGCCTGCAAGGCATGGCAAAGTTCATCGTCAACCAAAGTTTCAGCACGGCTTGCACATTGCCAACTAAGGCCACGGCCAGCCAGCGCAGCGCAAACATCAAGCGCCCGCTGACGGTTAAGTGTGAAGTTGTCGTCCTCGAACATAAATTCACGGCTGCCATGATGCGCAACTTCGGCACAAACATCATCAGCGCTGCGCATCTTCCAGCGTCTGTGCCAAAAATCACTTGAGGCACAAAACGTACAGTCATACGGACAGCCACGGCTGCTAATAACGGGCACGCCAAGCGTACCGTCATATTGCAGGCCAGTGTAATCAGGGAACGGCAAACCGTCAAGCGTGACGGGTGCACCCTGTATGATGTTGTTGGTATTGCCTTTAATTATGTCTATAATTGCGTTCTCACCTTCACCGACAACCACTTGGTCGTACCCTGCGGCAAGCAGCTGGTCGGGCATGGCGCTGACATGATGCCCGCCACAAATGAGCCGCCCGTTTTTGAATGACTTGCGTATGCCCGTGGCATACTTGACGCTGAAGCTATGGAACGTCACGGCAACAATATCCCAGTCGTCCTCTTGTTGTAAGGCCACGTAAAGGTCGGCGGCCTTGACGGTTACTTCGGGCACAGTCTTGAGCACTGCCTGCAAGTAGCCAAGTGCGGGCGGCGGGAAGCATTCAGCCTGCCATGGATTTATTAACAATACACGCATAGGTCGGGTGTATATTTATGTACGGCACGCACCACGCGTTCACGCACCAGCTGCGCGCAAAGTGTGTGGTTACGTGCTACGAGTGCAGCTTTGTTCGGGTGTTCTTGTGAACGCTCATGCCACTGGTGCACAACGAACGGCGCAGGCGGCGCAGTTATTTCAATTTGCAGGCCAAGCATTTTGATGCGTTCGCGCAGGTAGTCGTCACCGTAACCGATGCCGTCAGCAAGGCGCTCGTCATAACCATTGAGTGCGGCCATATTCTTCGCGCTGATTGCAGCACAGAATTCAAGTGCCACTGGTCTGTACTGCGGGTGATTGTACCAAGCGCATTGACCGTCACGGCTTGCACCGATTTCGTTTGCCTGCAAAAGTGCTGTTATGTCATGTGTGCGGAAAGTGTTCGCTTCGTCCAGTGAAAAACAACCGTACGTTATGTAGTTCGCTTCACTTGTGCGCGCAGCTGCGTCGCTTATGACGTCACCAACATGGTAACACTCGGCGTTCTGCAACACGACGACGTCGGGCTTTTGCAACATAGCATAATAAATGCCGATGTTGTAAGCTGGTTCGGGGTTAGTCCACTGCTTTTGCGTTGTATGCAAAATTGTTATCCGCGATTTTTCAAGCAACCCGACAGCTGCTTCCATGCCTACGCGGCTGCAATCATCAACAATGACGACTTCATAATTTGTGTGCGCCGTCTTTGCAATGCTTTTGAGCGTCTGCCGCAGCTGGTGCGGCCGCTCGAAATACGTCATAACTACGACGACCTTCTTCATAACTGTTCAAGCCTTTGTTTACCACTGCTGCTGCCGTTGGCAGTGCGGAAGTAATACTGTTCATCTTCGGGTATGTCGCGCAGGTTAAGGTAATACCATGGCACATGCCGCGCCGTGTAAGGGCGGTTGGTGCGTATTGCATTGTGGTTATACTCAACGACGCCTTCGCGGTAAAGCGCGAAAGTGGTGTCGGTGTCGGCATGGTAATACATATCATCCAGCGGGCGCATCCAGTATTTTCGCTCATAGCGGGTGCGCACCAGCTGACCTTCGGCATTGTCAGGCAGGTCATTTATTTCAAGGCTCAGGCCGCATTTGTCATACGTGGCATAAACATCAAGGCCGCGGTTAAGCACCTGCAAGAAATCGTCAGGCACGCCCGCAAGGTCAAGGTCGGGGTCGGTGACAATGTAACGGTCATCGCCGACGAGGCTGCGCAATATGTGCCTCATGCCAGCCTGCCATAAAACTGTATGGCCGTAGTTACGGTCAAGCTTTACGACTTGGTGCGGCGTTGTTTTGTAGTATTCAAGCAAGGGAGGGTAATAGCTTGAGTTGTCAACAAAGACGGCTTCGCAGCCGCGTGCGGCAACCCAGTCGGCCAGTGCGGCAGGCAGTGTTACCCTGTTAAAATTGATGATTAAGACTTTCATACTTCACGTTCCATTTTTTTGATTATTTTAAAAACGCTGCTTTCACTCACGTGCATGTCAGTGGCCGTGTGTAAAACGGCCATGACGGTGCTGTGTTGCATTTTGCGGTAAGTGTCATAACGACTGTAAATTTCCCAGTGACGGAATATGCTGCATGGCACAAGGCCAAGCGCGGCTTCGCGTCGCATGCGGTCAAGATTTGTGCTTATATAAGCGAACACTGTCATATAGTTGCGCGCACTTCGACTTTATCCATTTCGGCCGTCTTGGCATTTATGTCTTCCACGGTTACTATCGGCCTTGGCATGCTGCGTATGGCGTTCAAGATTGAATCGTTCATAAGGTTTGCATTTATGACGCTTGCATTTGTTTGCTGGTTTGCACTTGGTTGCGTCACGCTTGCACCAACTGGCTGCGCAAGTATGCGCGAAGTTGCTGGTGCTATTGGTGCTTCCTGTGTTGACCCGCCGCTGCCAGTGCTCACATTCCTGATTGAATTAATGAGTGTAAATCCTTGTGCCAGTATCGCGGCCACGCCTGCAATCTTTTGCACTACCGTCATGCTTGACCAGTCGGCCATAACCTGTGCGGCGGCCAAGTAAGTGTCAATAGTTGCTTGCGCAATGGCGAAGAATTTGTGCGCAATGGTATGTTCGGCAAAGACATTAGCAAGGTCGCCCATAGCACTGGAAAGCGCCTGCATCTCGGCAAGGTTGACGGCAATACGTTCGCGTGAAAGTTTCTTCTTTGCCTGTGTGTACTGTTCGTCAATGAGTGCCTTCTGGTTTGCAGTCATTTGTTCATACTCAACACTTGCAAGCATTTGCCCGTACTCAAGGTCAAGCACAGTTTCAAGCGCCGTAATTTGCTCAAGGCGATTTTTGTCAGTTTCCTCGGCACGCAGGCGCATAAGCTGGAAGCCTGCTTTTATATCATCTTCAGCTACGCGTTTGCGGCGGGTGCGTTCACTTGCTTCACGTTCACGTTCTTGCGCGATGCGCTGTTCGTCAAGCAATGCGACGGCCGCATTGTATTGCGCCCGCAGTGCAAGTTTCTGCGCGTTTGCAAGTTCTTCGGGCTGCACCATAGTGTCAACCTGTTCAAGCTGTAAGGCCAGCTGTTCGGCAAGTAATTCTTTCTGGTGCTGTATGGTCTGCACGTCAAGTTCGTCAAGACGTTTTTCATAGTTCTTGCGCAGCTGTTCGCGTTCGGCATAGCTGTAACCAGTGTCGGCAGTCATTTTGTCATAAGCTGCCTTGAGTGCAGCTTTACGAGCACTGTAACTGCTTATTTCCATGTTTATGGCAACTTCGCGCAGCTTGGCTTCGGCTTCACTCAAGCGGTATGCTTCCTGCCGCAATTCAGCGCGGGCGTTTGCCAGCGCCTTGCTGATGCGCACAAGTTTGCCAGCGCTTTCGGTTTGTAGTTCATAAACATGCGCTTCGGCTTCGGCAAGCTTCAACTTGTCTTCACTCAGCAGCTGTCCGACTTTCTCCTTCTCGGCATTTATGATGCGTAGGTTTTCGACCACTTTCTTGGCGTGTGCCACTTCAACGGCGTCCTGCGCATCTTCCATATTGATTGCGCGCTGCATGGCGTCAATACGTTCTTCGTATGATTTTGTGGCGTCGGCATACAACAGGCGCGCTTCCTTTATGGCAAGATTTGCTTTTGCACGCGGCACAAGCATGGCACGTTCTTCCTTGTGCAATTCCTGTTCAACCTTTGTGTAATTTTCGGCAACCGCAGCGGCATCATCCATAGCTTCGGCCGTTTCACCTATCCATTTATGTGCGCCGGGAATAACGGCCGTGCCTATCCAAAGCAGCATTTCGCCAGCCTTCTTCAAGCGCTGCCAGACGCCGTCAAGCATGCGCATGTAAAAACTTTGTTCTTCGGCAGGTTTTTGGAATGCCTCAACGCCCTTGCGGCCAACGTCAATCATTTCGCCTTTAAGTACGCGCCAAGCTGCCTTCAAGCCGCTTACTTTCTGCTCAAGCAGGTGTATGCCTTCCTGACTGCCTTTAAAGAATGCAATAAACGGCGTACTTACTGCTGCAATACCAGCCGCGGCCGCCATGCCTACTACACCAACCTTACCGAACATACTCATAAAGCTTTGTAGCTGGCTTGCGCCCTGACCAAGTATGCCAGGAGCCATACTCAGGCGGCCAAGCGCACCTTCAAGCGCTTCACTGTAATTTGCAACGTTCAAGCGGTTGTCATGCACACCGCGGCCAAAGCTGTCAAGCGCAACCTTTGCGTCATTGACGGCTTTCTTTTGCTTTATGTATGCGTTCGTCAGGTTGTATGTGCCGTCAGCGTTGCGCTTCAAGCTGCCTTCCATTAGCTTGAGTTGCGTTTGTGCCAGCTGCCAGCGGCGGTAAAGTTCCTCATAGCTGTTTGCGTGTGCCTTGTTTGCCTTGGTTGCGAGGTCAACATTCTTTTGCGCATTCTTGTATTCCTGCTGTGCTGTGCGCAGCGCTGCGTTCGCTTTCTCAATCATGGCGGGTGTTGCCTTGCCGCTTTCAAGCAGCAGCTTATTCGCTTCCTTGAGGCGGTCAACTTCAAGCCTTGCATCGGCTGCACGTTTTGCGTATGCGGCAAGATTATCTTTGAAGTCAATAAGGTATGTTTTCTTGGTGTCAGCCATCGGTTTAGAGTTTAATCAATTCAATTGTGCATAACTTGCCGTGCACGTAGTTCAGTATGCGGTTAACATAAAAGTAAGCCTTGTACTGGTCAAGGTAAACGGGTATGTAATGCTTGAAGCCAGCCACTTCGTAAACAGGCAGATTGAATTTACAGCTACGTATATTGCTCTTTGTCAGCATGCGTGCCAGCCCGTCATAGTATTCACTACGGCTGCCAAAGGCAAGCGCCAAGCTGCTGGCTTTCTTCGGCGTGGTTATGTCGTAACTTGTGCCGCCAACTAAACTATCGCGCAGCCCGAACGTCTTGGCAGGGCTGCCGTCAACCGTGGTGTTGATGAACAAAATGCGCGGGTCAATACTTTCCTGCGCGTCGTAAACACTGTCCTTAGTGTTGTAAACATTGCAGTTGAAGCGGCTCACGGCTTCGTCGGTCAGTACGGCAACTTCATCGCAGGTTGCAAGCGGCAGTTCGATTATGTCTTTCTCTTTATCGAGTGTTTCGTCATCAATTTGCATTACGCCCGTCCCTGTGTTTTCAACAACATCATCACTCGCCTTGAAGCGCATAAAGTTACGCTGTGCATAGTCGCCGAACTTGAAACCAACGTCGTCGTCAGCTTCCGACAAGTAAGCCGACCAGTCGCGTGCCTGCGGTATGTTTTCGTAAAGCTTATTGTAGTTCCAGAACAGCACCGTATTGTCTTTGGCCGACACTTCGGGTATGAGGCAAAACAGGTTACAAACCATTTTAATAAAATCGGTTTGCGTCATGGCTGGTAAGTGGCGCGCTGCTGGCACTGTACTGCCATAAGCAATAACGGGCGCATTGATGTTCGTTATTTCAACCGCATAGCGCGTGACGCCAAGGCAGTAAGTAACATGCAGATGCAGCCCGTAATTAGCAAGACAAGCGTATGTTCCTTCATAGCGGCGGCTCCAAAGTTGCCGCCCGCCACTGAATGACAAACCAAGGCTGCCGCCCGTTAGTTCGCCAAGCAACACAGCACCAGCATAAAGGTAAACATGCACAGGGAATGAGGTATTGTCGGGGCTCAAGAACGTTGCTCGCACGGTATAGTCGCCAGCAACCTGCACGGTATAGCTGCTGCTGTAACGCCAAATGTCGTCGCCTTTGTAACTGGTAACATAGCTTGCGCCGTCGTGCCAGTATAAGTCCTGCGTGCTTGCGTCCATACGGCGGCCGTTACGCACATGAACATTATAAAGCAGGTCGGCAATCTTGACGTAATCAACCTTGCGGCTGGCAATAGGCAGCCACAATGCTGCAAGCATAGGGTCAAGGAGTATATCACCCTGCGCAGTGTAGCCAGCGTTTGTAAATATCTCATTCCATATTGTGCGCAACTTCACGCAAGGCCATACCCAGCCAGTGTAAAGTTCACAGCGGTCACCGTCGTCCGTGAGTGGTATCATGCCGCCGTCGTCCGAAGGTTCGCAAAGCGGGTAAAGGTAATCGCGGTCATAAAGCTGGCTGTCGCGTGCCTGCACAGCCGTCCAGTCATGGTCGGCGTTGGCAAGCGTGAGGTCTTGCAGCTTGAGGCCGTCAATAGCCTTGAAGAAACTTAGGTTGCCACTGTAAACACTTACGTAGTAATAATGCGCGTCAACCTTATCAAGCACCAGCTTACCAAAGCTTATGAGTTCGACGCCGTCCTGCACAAGCCTGCACGCCTGCTGCTCGTAAGGCTTGTTTGTGGTTGCACCGACTTCACCAGCCAGTTCAAAGAGTGCCCGCATGGCGCGCGTCTTGCGTATTTTGAACGTGCGTGTAAAGTCACTTTGACGGTCTTGCATTTCAGCAATGTCGTTAACCTGTTTGTTGACAGCAATCACTTCGTCGTCGTCAAGGTCACAAAGCGTTTCGCCAACGTAAAGGTATTGCGTCTGCTGGTAAACGGCTGGTGCGTCTGGTAGTTCTTTGCGCGTGACTTCAAAAACAAGGTCAAAGGCAGGTTCAGCACCTTCGTGTACGGTGTGCGGTGCACGTGTCACGTCAACTTCACGCCAAAGTCCGCCTTCGTACTGTTCAACCATTTCAGCCAGCAGCAGCCCGACGAAACCTTCCATCTGTACAGCCGATAGGTTACCAAGCGCAACCTGATAAGCGTATGTTGTCTTTACCTTTGTTGGCCGTTCAATTTTGCTTATCATACTGTAAACAGCCGTAGTCATAACGTCCATTGCCTGCGCCTTCATAACAATGTCATAATTATTCGTGAAGCACCAGTAATGCCAGCCGTTGAAGTACCAGCGCAGGTAAATGCCAGTGGCTTCGCGGGAGATTGTTATGCGTGTAAGCGCTATCATTTTCAATTTGTTACAACATTGAGCCCCTTGGCTATAAGACTATTCTTTGCAGTTATGCCCGCACCAGTTGGCGCAGCATTTGTGCCACTATCCAAAATAATATTCCCGCTCGTTAGTGCCGATGCGTCAGCTTCAATAAGCAGGGCATTAACAGCGTCAACCGTCAGTGCATTTTCATTCAAGTAAATACCGCTCATCGTAGTGCCGAACCAGTCACGGTAAATAATAAAATCCGTCAAGGCATTGTCTTGCAGGTCAATTAAGTCAATGTTACGCCAAACGGCCAACGTTTCAAAGCTGGTAAAACCAAATAGGTGCGCTTGTATGTAGTTTATTTTTTCAGCTGGCACAATAGCGAGGGTGCGGGGCTGCGTCAGATAAGTATGCGTAAAGGTATAAGCAGAACCTTCATTCCCTATAATTTCCAAATCAATACTACCGTCACCCCAAATGACACTTACGGTCGTTTCCGAATATGCTGAAAGTGTTATGTTTTTAAAACCCGTTTGCGTTACCGTTGCATCAATGCTGAATGGTATCGGTATCACTGGCACTGTCTGCACTGGACTGTAACCGCTCACGTTCACCAGTCGGCTGCCAGCCACAATGACAAAAGCAATCTCATAACCGCTAACATAGTTACACCCGATTTCGGCGCTGCCAGCCTCAATGCGCGAAAGTTGCCAACCTGCGTCGGTGTAAATATAAACTTCACGCGTGTTCAACACTGTGCGCACCGCCTTGCACTGTTCGGCCGTGAGCAGACCACTGCTCAACGCATAGCTGCGCGTGCCTGTGGTTCTGTACTTTTGGCCTGCGGTTGTAAAGGTTGTTGTCGCTGCAAAGAATTGCCAGTAATGCCAGCCGTTGAAGTACCAGCGCAGGTAATAACCCTGCGGGCGCGTTATGATAGGTATGCGGGTGCTGGCTATCATGGCGCGGCAATTTCAATAGTCATATATGCGGCCGTTGCTTCAAGACCAGCGGGTGCAATGTTAAGGCTACAAATGCGCCCCTCCATTGTGCTGACCGTGACGTTTTCAATCACGGCGCTTAACAGTGTGTTCGTAGCATCATAATGGCGGCGCGTTATGGTGAGTTCTGCTGCTGGCGAAACAGCAGCCAGTTCGGGCAAAATGAATGTTATGTCAAATGGCAGGCCAGCAAAGTAAACAGGACGCTCAAAGGTGTTGAAAAATGGTGCGTCGGCAGCGTCGTCGGGCACATATTCGTAAAGGTTGCAGCCCTGTTCGACGCTGCGCACAGCTTCGGCATAATACCAAGTGTTGCCTTCTTCGGTGTAAGCTTCTTCGCTGCCGTACCAGCAGCCACGGTAAGTGAACGTGAAGCTGCCGCTTTTATTTGTTTCAGCCATGACCGTCGCGGTGTTGTCACCCGTCTTGCCGATTGTTACAAGTATGCGCAGTATGCCGCTGACGTCAAGGTTTGCAATGCCAGCAGCGTTCGGGCTGGCAATGACGGTGAGGCTTTGCACGACGCCGTTGACGGTAAGGCGGCCTTCAAAGTAATAATTCTCACGGCCTGTAATTTTGTTTATGTATGCAACGCTGTCGGCAAACGTGGCATAAGCAATGCCGACAATGATTTGATGCGTGCCGCCCGCGGCTTCAATCCAAAGCACTTCGCCAGTATACGTATTGCCCGAAGCATCAACAACCGTAACATCGTCGCCGACTGCGCCGTTATAATCAACATCAAGTTCAAAAGCGCTTGCATCGTCAGGGCTGTAATACGTGCTGCCAGCATTCAGTATGTTGTATTCGGCACGCTTCAGCTGGAAGTTTATCTGGCATTCAGTGGCAACCCAGCGCGACGTTACAGGCGGGCTGCTGGTGTTCGTGTGCGAAGGGTCTGCAAGCAACGTCAACACGTTGTAACAGATTGCCGCGACGGGCGTGTCAGCAAAGTCAGTCCATACGGTTGTTATGGTTATGAGTGAATACGTTACGCCGCCGTTGTCAATCTCAAGTATGCTGCCGTAGTAAGCATTGCCGCTGTCGTCAATCACTTCGACCGCGTCACCAACCTTGCCGCTGTAAACTGCGTCAAGTTCCAGCTGGCTGCGGTCAACGCCTTCAAAGACTACCGCGCCGCCGTTCGTTACGTTAAATGCTGTTGCTGCCATTAGATTATATCTTTTGTTACTTCTGCAATAGTGTGCCCGTATTCTTCCATGACCTGTTCAACACAATGGTCGCGCGCCTTGGTGTAAATGTCAACGAATGTCTTAGTCTGGAATTGCTGGTTGCCGTGCTTGTTTATGTACCACGTCATGCGGCGCGCTTCGGCAACCTTGCCAGCCGCCGTCTTGCTGCGAAACAGCCCGTGCCGTTCCATCCAGCCGTAAATCTTCTTAGCAAGGCCGCTATCTTCCGTGCTTTTGCGCTTGCCGCGCCCGTGTTCTAAAACGCTCAACCATGCAGGCGCAATGATGCCAGCACCGTCGTCGCGTTCCTCAATAACAAGCTGATGTATGATGCTTTGCGCCACTGGCCGCCCGTAGTATGTTGGCTTACTGGCAATGGTTTCAATAAGCTGCATCAAGGCTGGTTTAAGGTTTGCGCGTGCCATTGTCGGTTAGTTTACACAGCCCCAAAAACTTGTAGTCACTGCGGCAGGGGCGTTCGCCGTAGCGGGTAAGGCAGTAGTCAACCCCGTGTTCGATGTTCCACCCATAGAAGGCGCACCAGCATTCAGCTGACCGCCCGTTTTTGCAGTGTTGCCTTTGAGTGTTGGTACGGTCGTGGCGGCAATCATAATAGCAAGGTAATACAGGCCGCTGTATGTTGTTGTGAACGGGGCTGTGAGCGTCAACGTCTTGCGTGCGTTGGCTGCCCATGCGGTGCTTGTATCGTTGTTGCTTTGGCGCAGCAGATTAAGGTTATTGTCATAAAGGCCGAATAGCTGGTTTGTGAGTGTTGCACCTGCTGTTGTAGCTGACCAGAATGATATACTGTTAATGGTTATGCCAGCAGGCAACCAAATGGATTGCAGCGAAAGGCGTCCAGAAGAAAGTACGGCCGTATTAACTTCATCACAAAGATTGCGGTCGAATGTTTCATAAAGCGCCCCAGCGAGTACCATTTTGTTATACCCCGAAAACACAGGGAACGCACCAGCCGTTAGCATTTGTCCTTGAGCATTCAGCACCTGCCAGCCAAGTGCATCTTCATACACTGCCATGCCGCCCGCTGGTACTTCCAAGACAGGTGTTATTCTGTTAGCTGCGCCCGTGCCGCCACGCGTGAGCACAAGCGTGCGCATTACGGTATCGTTGTTGACAAACGCCATACTTTTAATCAGCGCCGTAGTGCTTGTCGGTGCTGTGTAAATTGCCGCAACCGAGCCATCGACCTGTCCTTGTGCCAGTGCTTTGTATGCCTCAGTGCCAGCGTTGAGTTCCATGCCGAACAGGGTATAAGTCATAACTGCTGCTGCCGAACAGCCAGCTGCCAAGTAATCTGCTGCTGCTAATGTTATCATTGTCTTAAAAGTATTTTCCCCACGCTGTTGCGTCAAGTTTATTTTTATAGTCCGTTGTAAAATCGTTACTGCTCAATCCTTTGCCCGATTCCTTCGGCTGTAAGTTGCTCAAGTCTTGGTTGTCGCTGCCAGCTGTGTGTCGCTTTGCAATGGCGTCCAGTATTTCAAGGTCAGCTTTAATTTGTTCAATAGTCAATCCACCAGCAGGTGGGTGCGCAATAAGGTATTCGGTGACGGCTGTTGCAATAGTACCCGCGCTGGCAAATGTTTCGGTATGTATTTCATTACCATGCTTACGGGCTGCGGTTGTACCAGTTGCGGGGCGTGTTATGCTGGTTGTCATGTATTAACAGTTAATGCCGTTAAGAATGTACTTCAAATCAAGTGCCAGCTGCCAGCCTATAACGTTGGCGTCATAATGGTTTTCCTGCACTTTGGTTACTGGCACGCTTGGCACACGGTAAAAGTGCCCGCTCGTCATTAACTGGTGAATAAATGCCTTGGCGATTGTTAGTAAGTTTTCAAGCGTGGCTGCATTGTTTTCAGCAGTGTCTTCGGGTGCGGCTTGCATGAGTATTTCAACTTTCAGGTTCGGGTAATGTTCCTGTGTGCCATTGCCTGCGGCTTCAAGTATGAATGTGTCAGCCTCAAGCACCAGCCCGACGACGTGTGTTGCGTTGGCTTGGTCGGCTATGACGTTGGCCAGCTGTGCGCTTTCGTAAAGTACCAGCGTGCAGCCAGCTGCCGTAAGTGCGGTTTTAAGTTGCGTCTGTATCATTTGTGGCGGTGTGTATGGTCACTTTCTTTGCGTTGTAATTCAAGTAAGCGTTCTTGGTATGCCTGCTGTTCTTTGCGCAGCATAAAGCGCACCAAGCAATCGTCATAAGGGAGTTGTAAAACTTCGGCTTCACGCATACGGAAGCTTTCTTGCAGCAGCAGCATTGACGTCAGGTGTGCAAAGCGGTTCAGTCGCTCAATCCCTGCCGCTTTCTCTTGCTTGGTTGGTTCGCGGTAAAGGGCTTTCTGTTCACGCTTGACGAGTTCTTCCATGAGTTTTATAAGTTGCTGCACAATGGGAAAAACATCTTTTGCCTTGCAATTTAGTATTTTTCGTCCGAACGACAATGCATCATTTTCATTCCACGCGCGCCCCGTTACCATTGTGTAGTAGTAACCATCCATGTAGCGCAGTATGTAACCTATGTCGTGCGGCTCTTGCTGTGCAAGGAACAAACGCTGGCCGTATGACAGCTGGCCGCTGAATTGCTTGAGCGTCAACGGCACTGGAAACCAACCACGGCCGATGCGTATTGCTGCTGGCAGTGGCATGGCGTTTAGGCGGCGCATGTAACGCATGTAAAGTTCTGGCCGCTTTGCGAGTTGCCGCAGCGTCAGGCGCTGGTACTTTGTTGCGCGGCGGCGTTTGCTCCATGTTTTTAATCCTGTCATTTTGCGTGCATTAAAATTATCCGTGCCATGTTTGTGCGCTGCCGCCCGTGAGTGTGTCAATAAACTTGTAACGGCCTGCGTCAATAAGGTGATTAAAGGCGTCAATCGGTACGCCTGCTTTCTTGTCGCTCCAAATGTAGTTATTGAATTCTTTGGCGAGGTTCGGGCTGGTTTCGGTTATAATGTGTTCATACCCTTGCATAAGCTTGAGGGCTTCGGCCACAGTCCATTTCTGTTTGTTTGTTGGCCAGATGTTGAACCACTTGCCAAGCGTCTTAATCATACGGGCGTCGGCACAGTCGGCAATAATGCGGTCGCTGCGCGTGCAGTGCATGGCTATGAGTTTTTGCAGGTCGTCAGCACTGTTGCCTTCCTTGTAAATGCGTTCGTCCCAGTAACAGCGCTTTGCCTTGTCGTCAACGGCAAGCTTTGTCATGGCGTCAGGCGCGTTGAAGCCAAAGTCAAGGCCGTAACCTGCTGGCAGGCTGTTGTCAAATGCACCATAATGCCAGTTAGGGAATATGCAACCTTCAAGCTTGCCAAGCTGGCCAAGGCCGTAAACTTTCCACCAGTTCTCAAAGCCTATCTTGTCACGCTTGCTGAGTATGTTGGCAAGTTCGCGCGGCGGTAGGTAAGGGTTGTCAAGGTAGGTACTGACGATAAGCGCATGCTTGAAGTTCGGCATGACGCGGTCGTGCAACCAAAATTCTTGGTCAGGGTTAAAATCAAGGAATACTGCGCCTTGTGTGCGGCTTGCCAGCTGGTCGTAAACATTGTACGTTACCTTGTGGTTTGCTTCGTTCACAAACAACACGTCACGCCTTACGCCGTGCGCCTTGGCTATGTTGCCTTCAATACCAAAAAATACAACGATGCTATCGCCAAGGTAGTAGGTGCTTTCGCTGATGTTCTTGAGGCGTGCAGGCACTTCGCCAAATGACAAAAGTATGCGGTCAAAGTCGGCCATAGCACCAGCCTTCAAATGTGGCAGGGCGTAACTGGCCACGGTGATGCGTATGCCGTTATGCTTGCGTGCCAGCATGTAAAGCAGCTGCAAGATGCTGTACGTCTTGCTTGAGCCTTGGCCGCCTTGGTTGATTATAAGATGCTCGCCACGGTTGTAGGCTTCAAGGTTGCGAAAAAAAACGTTACTTAGGTTGACTTCCATTTGTGGTAAGGAATTCCTTGAGCGCCTTTGCCTGTTCGGGTGTTGCCACGTTTATGTTAACGCCACTGTTGAACAAACCGCCTTCGGGTGCAATGATGTGCCGTTCGTCGTAGCCGCGGTCTTTGTTCTTGGTCTTGTTGAAGAAGATAATGCAGGCCGTGTCGGGGCGCACCAGCCAGCCTATATGCTTGCCGCGCTTGTCAAGCTTTGGTATGCCCTTCATCATCATAAGTAACTGGCTCTCGCCAAAGTCCTTCATTTCTTCGCGGGCTTCCTCAATGGCGTCATGGAAGGTTTTATCTTCCTCGTCCTTCATCCATTCATAAAACGTCTTGCGTGTTATGCCGTAAGCCTTGCAGGTACGGCCAACGTCCGTCGCATTGTTTTTAAACAGCTGCACGAACTGTAACTTGTCGTCGCGGGTGTGGCGTTCACTCATGGCTATTGAAGTTTATCAACACGTTCGTCAACCTTGTAGCCAAGGGCTTTAAGGTTGCTGTCGGCTGCTGCGTTTGGTTTACTGTTAGTGTAAGGCTCAAGCACGCCACAGCAGCGCTTAGTCTTACGGCCACTGCCACAGCGACAAGGGCTGTTCGGCTGGTGCTTGTGTGCGCGCAGCGGTGTGCCGTTGCCTGCAATAAGCTGGCCTTTACTGCCTGCTGCGATGAGGATTACTCTTTGCGTTTTGCTCATTTCTTTTTGTGCATTGTTACTTTTGTCACGTTACAAATTTCCGAACTATTGCTGTAAAAGTCAATACCCAGTCGTCAAGCATAGCACGAAGGGCATAGTTTAGCTTCGGGGTAATTAGCAAGGAATGTTTCTTTACAGTGCAAGCATTTACAAACGTACTTCCGCTGTGTATTGTCTTGTGCTGTGCCTCTTATTGCAGCAATACGTTCACGCACGAAGCGTATAGCTTCTTCGGTTTCACGGGCTTCGGCTTCGAGGGCGCTTTTGAACCATTCGGTATCACCGCGTTCAGCTGCGCCAACGGCCTCAAAGAATTGCTTCCATGTTGCTGGTGTGTTCATTTGCGTAAGTATTGCGTGACGGCCAGCATTACTTCTTCGGGTGTCATAAGCTGCGTTATGGTCAGGAAGCCAGCGTACAAAATCCAGCGTATGCAAAGCTGGTGCGGTATGCGCGTGTGGCTGGCATTACTGCGGACGAAGCCAAAGTGCGGGCGGGCGTTCCAGTGGAATTGCATTTTGCCGCGCTCAATTGCGCAGCTGGTTATCCATTCGGCCAACGTTGAGAACTGTACTGCGTGGTCGCCGCCAACGCCATTAGCGCGGTAAGGTGTGAACAGCAGCGTAGCGGTGTCGAACGTGCCGCTTTGGCGGTGATAGTGGTGCACGCGGCCGTCAACGAATTGCGGTGTGCTTATTGTGCAGGGTGTTTTCATTTTGCGTTTTTGCGTTTTAAACCAACATATTTATAAACGTAGTTACCCTCGGCGTCCTCGCCGTCAAGCTGAACAGCACCTTGCAGGTAGTTGAGCGGGCTGCGCTGCTTGCTTGGATTGTTCCACGTGTTAGCCAGCGTGTCAGCCCAAGTTTCATAGCGGTTCTGGTACACGGCTTTCGGGCCGACTTTACCAGCACAAAGGTCAATCTTACGGGTATCGTAAGCCCAAGGCGGTACAATGTCGCGCAGGTGAATGCGTTTGTCTTTGCCGTCACGTGCTTTGACTATTGCGTTTGTCATGTTCTCAGGTTCCCAATTACCAAAAACTTTGTCGTCAGGGCGGATGCCACAGCAACAACCAACGTCACTCAGCTGCTTCCAAACGGGGTCACTCACGCCAACCGTCAGGCCGACGGCGTGTGCCGTTTCGGCAACTTCGTGCATGATGTTTTCAGTGTAACGGTAGCTTGGCCGCATGCACGTCATTGTACGGCCGAAGCTTTTGTAAAGACGGCCAAGGTCAACGCCTGCCAGCTTGTTGAGCAGGTCGTACTTCCAGCGGTTTGCAAGCGGCACGGTCATAGGGTAAAACATCACTTCGTAACTTATGGCCTTTGCACCTGCGTCGGCTGCACGCTTTATGAGGTCAATGTGCCCGCGCTTGTAATCCGTTATGCCTTGTATGATAGGCCGCAGCCGCAAGCTGGTGCTGACGCCCGCTTTGGCAAGCATTGCCATGGTCTTGAGGCGCTGCGTGGCGTTTGGCGTGTGGCGGTCAACCTTGGCAATAAGTGCGTCGTCATTGCAGTTGATCGAAAATGCCGTCCAGAACAAATGAGGCTTACGTGCAATGGTTGCCAGGTATTCGGGTATGTTGAATATTGCACCCTTGGTGCTCATGCGCACGGGCTGGTCGTACTTTTGTGCAATGCGCATGAATTCAAGCAGCCAGCCGCTATTCTGTTCAATGCTGTCACAAGGGTCACAAAGGCCGCCAAGTTGCACAGGGCACGGGAAGCCTGCGGCGTTGCGGCGGTCGTAACGCAGTGCCTTGCGGAACTTTGCGCCATGAGTGTTTCGCGCCCTGCAAATATACCTTCAAGCATTGCGAGGCTGGTGCGGCCAAGCGCCTTACTCATATTGCTGTGCCCGATGATATTATCCGAGAAGCAGTAAAGGCATTCGTATGCACAGCTGCTATGACTGTCAATCGTCACAGGCAGGGCACAGTCAAAGCCGTCGGCCGTCAGGCGTATGCCATTGTAACTACGGAATGTGCCCGTGCGCACGGGCGCACACTTTTGACGGTCTTGGCAATTGAGCCCAGCCGTGGCACACTCTTTGCAAATATTTGTCTGTTTATTGCGGTAACTGTCATCTTTCATTTTCACTTCCCTTTCTGTGCATCAAGCCAAAGCTGGAAGGCCTCAACAAAGATTTCGCTTTTAATTTGGTGCGCACTTTGCATGCCTTCGGCCTGTTCGATTTGTTCATAAAGCTGCTTGAAGTAATCGTCCTGACCGTAGAATTCAACATAAAACCAGTTGCCGTCTTTTGCATTGAGGCGGTTGCCTTTGTCGGCGTTGGTATCGTTGAAGTCGGGGCGTTCGTCGGTGACGGTAAAGGCTGGTAGGTCAACGCCAAAGTCAATCAGCATGGCGGTGTCCCACTCGTTTGCAAGGGCGTCCCAATCCCAATCGCCGAACTGCACGTTATCTTCAATCGTGAAGCGGCGTTTTTCTTCATCCGTCAAGCCCTTGGCAACTTTTACCCACTCGTCGGGAATTTCTTTCATGCCAAGTTCCAAGCACGCACGGTAACGCATATTGCCGCCAAGTATGACGTAGTGTTCGTCAACCACAATCGGCCGCAGCTGCATCATCTTTGGAAAGTTTTCAATGCTGCGCACCAGCTGCGTGAACTTGGTGTCCTTTATGGTACGCGGGTTCTTGTCGTTAAGCTTTAGTTTAGTGATTTTCATGTATTGCGTTTTTTGGTCGTTTGCAGCTCGTTTGCGGCCTCAACGTAAATAAGTGGAGGCATGCACCGCCTGACAGTCGTTGGTAGCGTGCTGGATGCTGGCACGTAGGCGCAGCGGAAATAATCTTCTATTGCCCTGCGTCCAGCTGCAAAGCCGTGCACAAAACAGGCAAAGTAATCAAGGGTGCGCAAGTGTTGTATGATGCGCAGCTGTTCGTTCAGGTGTGCATCGGCACGCGGCTGGCCGTTGCGTAAAAGCGCTTGGTCGGCCATGGCGGTCTTGACTTCAATTAACAAACCGTGCCAGCCGTTGAGCGGGCACAAAACAAGCAGGTCTGGTATGCCGCGGCTACTTTTGAGCGGCTTGCATTTCTTAGCCAAGCCCATAGGCAGGCGCACGCCTGAAAGGTCGGTTGTAAAAATTACGTCATGGTAATTCGTGCGCAGGTAATTGCAGAGCAGGGCGTGAGTGTAAGCTTCAATGTTCATTTCCGTTTGCGTAAGGGCATAAAAAAAGACGACCTGTGCGTTCAGCGCTTTGCGGCGCGGTCAGCATCAAGTCGTCTTACGTGACAGGTTCGTTCGCTTGCCATGATGAACACAAAAATAGCACTTTATTTGCATAGCGAACAAAATTAGTTTTCAACAAGCTTTG